TAGGCCGAACCTTTTACGTTGAAGCAAAAACCCGCCGGACAAAACCCACAACGGCGCAACTCGCGATCCACGCCCACCTTCGAAAACTCGGCCATCGCATCGCCGTAGTCCGCAGCTTCACGGACTTCCTAAACGTCCTCACCGGCTAAAATGCTCAAGCGCTTGTGCATTAAAACTCTCTGGACTTTTTATTAAGTTTTAATAACGTGCCCGGACTTTGAATCCCCGGCGCATCCTACCCCCCAAAAAAACTCACGTTTCCGTAACCCTCGACGCCGGACACGTCAGACAGGCAAGACGAAACGCTAAAGACCTCGGCATAAAAAGCTTTTCGGCATATCTCAACCGTGCGCTCGAGGCCTACAACATGAGATGGAATGGCCCTAGCGCCGGCGCAATCCTCGCGACCTTGCTTGCAAACCTCCTCGACTTGCTATGACCGCCTACCCAATGCCGGCCAACGCCGACCCCTGGCAAGCACTCGAGGCCATGCCACACCAGGAAGTTATTCGCCTCGACCATGACGAGACCGTCAAAGCCCTAATGCTACGCGCCGGCATCGCCGGAAAACTCAGCCAACGGCCCGGCCTCAATTCGTGCGCTATCACCTACGCTCGCCACCCCTCCCACTGGATTGTGTTTTGCTTTTGGTACGGACACGACCGGCCCGAGGACAACGGCTATTCTGCCGTATGCCTCGCCAAATCCAAATACACCCAGGCACAAGCGGAAATCGGCATGGGCAGGTTTATTTCCATCATCATGCCGAACCATACCCCCATCGAATACTCCCCATACGACTCGCCGCACAACTAATCCGAGATTGACCAACCCAACCGGCTTCGCTATGTTGCCCACCGCATGAACCCAATCAAAGCCTACCTCGCCGAAATCGGCCGCAAAGGTGGACAGACGAGCACCCCGGCAAAGGCCGAGGCCGCCCGGCGCAACGCTAAAAAACTCCGGCCCAGGCCAAAGAAAACCGAGAACACCCAACCCGCAAACCCATGACACAAACAACCAAAGCCTTTATTGCCGCATGGAAGGCAGACCCCTTCCGCCCTTTCCTTTTGCGCCTTTCTAGCGGCGAATTCGTGCCCGTTTCCCACCCCGAATGCGTTATGCGTGAACCCGAAAGCGAAACCTTTATTGTCGGCCACAGCGGAGGCCAATACTCAATTATTGCAATGACCCACCTCGCCAGCATTGAACTTTTCAAGCCCGGCGCAAAACTCCCCACCCGCAAGCCCACCGAATAACCGCCACCGCCGGCGAATGGACCCAAAACTCATTGCCGTTTTGCTCCTCGGAATTCTCGCCGGCGCAATCCTCGCGACCGCCCTCGGAATGATTTTTCTTTCCTGGATCAGTAGCGACCCGGACAAGGAAAAACCCAAACACTACAGCATATCGACACCGGACGAGAAACCGCCCAAATGAAAACCGATGCACTCACACGGCTCGACCTCCATCTAAAACTCTGGATTGCGTTAGAAATCGCCATTTTCATAAAATCCTTTTTCTGAACCCATGGACCCGGACGAGGTTAGATCCGAAATTGCCCGACTCGGCACCGCCTTCGAACTCAACACGGCCAACCTCAAAGGCGAATTGCGACTCCTCAACGCCAAGCTAAACCGGCTTTTCTGGCTCGCCGTTGTCCTCGGCGCCCTCGCCGTCGCAAAATTCATTTCAAGCTAAACCACCGCCTCACCCAGACCACCGGCCCATAAAAAAGGCCGGATTTTTTTTTGCCAAAAAGTGAAATAATCCTTGATTAGCCAAGCCGCTTGGATATAGTCACAACATGCAAAACAACAACGCAGCAAAAACCGAAATGAAAACCTCAACCGCTCTCTCGCTCGCCGACGCAACCGCACTTTACGAGGCCGCGAATTACAAGGTAATGACGACCTCGACCTTTACCTACGAAGGCCGCCTAGCAAAAGAGGCGCTCGCCGTTGCCCGCGCCAACTACACCGCAGCACTCAAGGCCCACCGGCCCTCCTGGATTGTAATTTGAACCCACCTCGGCCGGCCACCCTCGGCCGGCTTTTAACCTCAAAATCAAAAAACAAAATGCCAATAATCGACTCAATCACGAAATGGGAAAACCGGCTTTACCGCGCCAAAAACAAACTCGCAAAAAAGGCAGGCGACCCGATCCAACTCAAAAAGGAAATCAATCATTGCGTTCATTTTCTCAACATACTTTGGGAAATTGAAGCACTCAACGAACAGGCCAACGCAACCAAAAACTAAATGCCCAACTACCTCATCAAATCCCACATCAAACAGGCCCGCGAGTACCTCGCCGCCGGCCGGCGCCTCGAGGCAATCAAACACCTCCGCACCTTTCTAAAAATGGACTTCGCCACGGCGAAAAACACCGTTGAAAGTATGAAGGCCGGCGCCCATTGGGTTTGACCCCAGGCCCTCGCTTTGCACACCGGCCACCCTCGGCCGGTTTTATTTTGCCCTTTGCCCATTGCCGCCGCTTCTGTATTACATTTCACACGGTTTTAAATATGATTTCCCTGGAAGTTACCGGCCTCGAGACGTACTCGAACAACATCAAAGCCCTGCAAAAGCAGCTTCCCTTTGCCGTTTCCAAGGCGCTCAACGAGACCGGCAAAATCTTACAGAAGAAAGTGACCCAGGAACTTTTGCCCGCCGATTTCATCCTCGCCGGCCACCAACGCCCCGCCCGAGGCGCTCCATGGTGGAGGCCCGGCACAGCCCTCGGCTTTAACCTCCAATTCGCCCGAAAGAGCCAAGGCGAGAACATGCAAACGGTCCTCGGCTCACGCGCCGAATGGCTCGCCCTGCACGAGACCGGAGGCACCAAACGCGCCACCGGAGGCCGCGTTGCAGTACCTTACGGCGCCCGCAAATCCAAATTCGATATTGTCACCCGCGCCCGCCGGCCGCGACGTGTCCTCTCCAAAAAAGCTTTCATTATTACAATGAAAGACGGCCTCGACGCTATCTTTGAACGTTTCGGCCGCGCCCGCGGAGACATCCGGCTCCTTTACATCCTGCAACCCTCGGCACACATACGGCCCGATCTCAACTTCGCCAAATTCACAACCGCCGAGGCCGGCAAAATCATCGGCGCAATCTTCGAACGCGAATTTCAGAAGGCGCTCGCCACGGCCAAACCCGGCAAATGATAAAACCCCGCCTCAACCCAATTTTCGAGGACCACGTAAAGACCATCAAGCCCGACGGCATAAAGGCGCCCGTAGTAATCCGCGACGAGAAAACCACACTCGACGCTCGCCAGCTTCGAAAGCTTTTCAGGCAGGAAACCGCAAAGGATTTTGTCGGCACCATCAGCCCCGGCTTTCACATTTTTGGCCTCAGCAAAGGACAATTCTCCCTGGTGGACGCAATCCGCGAGGTTTCCAACCAGGTTGGCCCATGCCATTTTGCCCTTTCAACCTGGACCGTTTCACACGCCGACCTCACCGAACTCCAGGAACTTTTAACCAAGGACCGTTTCCTCTCCTTGCGTTTCCTTTTTGATTTCAGCTTTCAACGGCGCAAACCCGAAATCATTGCCCACGTCCGAGAAACGTTCGGCTCCGCTTCCGTTGTAGTGACCTGGAACCATTGCAAGTTTGCCACGTTCAAAAATGACGCATGGAACATCGTATGCCGAACCTCGATGAACTTGAACTTCAACAAGCGAATCGAGGACATTGAACTCAAGGACGACCCGCACCTCATGAATTTCTTTGCCGGTTTCCTCGACGAAATGTTTGCAAAGCATGAATCGAAACTTCAAAGGCATCAAAACTCCGCCGCCATCAGCAAAAGTTTTAACACTTTCTGATTTTGACCGGCTCGCCTTTCCCCGGCTCCTCGCCGCCGTACTCGACGGCCACAACCCAAACGACATCCGAGAAACCATCGCCACCGAACACCCAGCAGCAAATTGCGACCTCCTCTTTGCACACGCTCAAAACCTATTCGAACGCTCAGCACAAAAGCCTTACAAGGCCGTTCTCGGCTGGTGCATGGAATCGACCCGCGACCTCTACAGGAAGATGACCGAGGTGGGAGACTTTGACGGCGCATTGCGTGCCGTGAAACAACTGGCAGCCCTCGCCGAGACAGCAACAACAGCAGAGGAAACCAAGAAAGACGAAATGCTAACCTTTGACTTTCCCGATAATTCACAGGCCATTGCAAAGAACCAATGACCGAGGCAACAACCGATTTCCCCTTTGAACAGCTTCAAGGATGGGATCAGACAGAAGCCAATCGAGGCGCAACCCCGCCCTCGGAAATAGCCCTTGCACTCCTTGCCTGGCTTGTGCCCGCAGGCAGTTACTCGCACACCATCAAGGCCCGCGCCGTTGCAATGCGCTTCGTTGTAGATCCTGCATCAATGGGCAATCCCACAATGGCCCAGGCCGCAGACCTCGCAGGCATAAGCCGGCCTCAATTCGTTTACTATGTCTACCAATTCGAAAACCTTTTCAGAATTCACACGCGCCAATCCAAACGCCGCCGTTGTATAGGCCCCTATACCGCACCCCATTAAGGAATCTTTTTGACCAGAAATTGACCCGTTTGGGTTTCGCGCAAGATTGCTTTCCCCCTATCTGCAATGGAAAAACGAGGTTTGAAGCGAATGAAAAACCAATAACCGCCGCTTTTCAGCCCATTTCACCCGTGAAACCCACCTAATCCTCAACTTTCACCCAATTCCATGACCTCCACAATCGACGGAAAACAGTTTTCGACCCTCACCGGCTTCCTGGACCAGCACCACCGCAAGCTCGCAAAGGAAGGTTGGTTTCCGCCACCGATCCGCGGCCAGTACCAGGCCGTTGCCTGCATAACAGGTATTATCAAATACCTCCGGCAGAGGACGGAGGACCCCGTAAAGAAGCAACACGGCGAACTCAAAAACCAGATATTGCAGCACTCGCTTGCGGTGAAACGCCGCGAATATATCAAATCCGACGACGTAGCCCGCGACGTGACCCGCGCCGCCGTCGCATTTAAGACCCGGATATTGAACATACCCGACGCCCAGGCGCCGCGGCTCGCGTTGACCAATGACCCGCACGAAATCAAAGAAGTTTTGCGCGGTGAACTGGTGGACGCCCTGGAAACGTTAAGCCAACTCGCACGCGCATTTCAAACGACAGACCTGGTGGACAAACCCAAATGAAATCTCCAAAGCACAAACCTCGCGAAACAGCTACCGAGCAGGCAATGCGCGCCGAGGATCAGTTAATGCTCGAATGGAAGGCGAACCAACTAGCGTTTGAGGAGGCCATGAAAGAGATTGACCCTTTCTGGATGTCTCTCAGTAGCGCACTCAAAATCAAAGATAAATTGATATGGGATGCCGCCATCAAGCACGCGAAAAGGCAGGCATGAAAACCAACGCCCGGCTTGTTTTCGAAACGCTCGCGGAGGCACTCAAACCGCCCTCGACCCTTCCTTGCTGGCGCTGGTGCGAAGAAAACATAGTCCTCGACAACACCGGCCCAATCCCCGGCCGCTACCAGACCCGATACACGCCGCAGGTTAGATCCTTTCTTGAATCATGCCGCGACCCGAGGACCCGGAGGACCGTTGCACTTGTTTCGGCGCAATCGGCGAAAACGCAGACGGTTATAAATTGCCTTCTCTATTGTGTCGCGGAGGACCCCGGCCCGGCCATGTGGGTGATGGCCTCCCAGGAACACGTTGAAGAATTTGCGAAAAAGAGGTTATTCCCGGCCGTTGAATCATGCACCAAAACGGCGCCGCTTTTACCCGTCGCCCGGACGAAACGGACAAAACGGCTGATTCAATTCGACACGATGAATTTAATGCTGCGAGGCAGCAACTCGAGGCCCGGCCTGCAATCCGACCCGGTTAGGTACCTCTTTTGTGACGAACGCCGCGAATGGAGGCCCGGCGCCATTGAACTCGTCAGGAAACGAACCCGGACATTTCACAACGCCATAGAAATTAGCATAGGCACCGCCGGCGCAGACGGAGACGAATTGCACCGCGACTTTCTGGAAGGCTCACAGACGCACTTTCACTTTCGATGCCTCACATGCAAACGCTCGCAGCCCTTCCGCTTTGGGCGCCGGCGCACGATCCTTTTTGACAAGCCCCGCGACCGAGGCGGCCTCACCTGGCCCACCAACGAAGAAACCAAGCCTCGCGGCTTATGGGATTTTGAGGCCGTCCGCAGGCAGACCCGGCTCGAATGTGAGGAATGCGGCCGGCTCTATGACGACTCCGAAAAAATGGACCTCCTGGAAACGACGCACCCGGTTTCGTACAATCCCAAGGCGCCCCGGCCGCTCGCAAGCTATCACTGGAACGCGCTCGCGATGCCCTGGACAGATTGCGATTGGGGAAATGTTGCCGTTGAATTTCTAAAGGCGCAGCAGCAGGCCAAACGCGGCAACATGATACCGCTCGCGGAATTCGCGCAGGAGACCCTCGGCGAACCATGGGCGGAGGCCATTTTCTTTCACCAGGAAACCGCGACCGTCCTCGGCGCCGCTTACAAGCTCAACGGCACCGACACACGACCCGGCCAATTTTGGCCCAAGGAACGGACCCGCTTTCTCGCGGTGGACGTGCAGCTTGACCATTTCTGGGCAGTAGCTCGCGCCTTCGCGCCCGACGGCGAAAGCCGGCTTCTATGGGCAGGCCGGCTCGACACATGGGCAGATGTCCGCGACCGGCAAAAGGCGCTTTCAATCGAGGACACCAGGCTAATCGTGGACCGCCGCTACAGAACCGACGAGGCAGACGACCATTGCGCCCTGTACGGCTGGCAAGGAATGATCGGATCGAACAAAACCGGCTTCAGCCACTACAACGCCCGGCTCAGGCGCAAAATCGTTTTGCCCTATTCAACCGTGACCCACGGCAAACCCCGGCAGTTTGTGATCGAAGGAAAGCCCGCCGTCCGCAGGCCCCGCTGGTTTGCTTGGGCGAACAAACCGATAAAGGACCAACTAGGCCGGCTCCAGGCAGGAAAAGGCATTTATTGGGGTTTACCGGCCGATGCGCCGGAGGAGTACCTTGAACAGCTAAACGGCGAACGGCTCCGCGAAAAGAAGATGCCGAACGGCGCCACCGTTTACGAATGGATCGAGACCGGCCGCCAAGGATGCCATTGCCGTGACGCCGAAGGAATGATCCTGACATGCGCCATTGCAGACGGCCTCATGCCGCACGGCTTGCTAGACCTCGAGGCGCCGGAGACCAACGCCACGGCCGCAGCTTGATTTTGCCGGACCACCTCGGGATCACCTAAAGCCGCACCCGGACCACCTCGGGATCACCTAAAGCCGCACCCGGACCACCTCGGGATCACCTAAAGCCGCCGACATCCTCGGCCCTGGTGGACCAGGCAAACCCGACAAAGGCGCCATTTAGGTAGGATGTCCGCCTTTTATGGATTGCCGATTGAGAAGCTAAAAGAACTCCAGGCCGCTTACCTCGGCGCCGTCGCAGCCCTGGCAACTTCCGCATCCTACGAAATGACCGATGGCGTCATTTCGCGCCGGCTCACCCGCGCCGACCTGGAGGACATCCTCGCCGTCCTCGATCAGTTGAACGCAGAAATTAACCGCCTCGAAGGAACCCCCCGAGGCCGCGTGACCTACGCGAGTTTCCAATCATTCGACAAATGAGGACCGCTTCAAAAATCCTCGACCGCTTTGGGCGCCCGGCAAATTTCTCGACCCTTTACGACGGCGCAAAGATTTCCAGGCACCGCTCGTTTATATGGCCCGCCGACCAGGACAGCAAAAACACCCTGGACGCCTGGACACGAACCGAACTCCTCAACGCCGCCCGATACCTTTTCGCGAATATCGGTTTCGTTAAAGGCGCCGTCCGCGGAATTGCCCGTTATTCGTTCGGCTGCGGCTGGATACCGCAAAGCCTCGCGACCACGAAGAAGGCCCGAGACGCCTACGAAATTTTCTTCGACGACTGGAGCAACATCGCAGACACAACCGGCCAATGGACCTACGGCGACCTCCAGAGAATGCAGTCCGTTGCTGTGGACGTGGACGGAGACATCGGCCGGAATTATGTCCTCACCTCTGGCGGCTTTCCAAAGCTCGAACTTGTCCGCGCCCACCGGATCAAAAGCCCGCCGGACTCAGACACCGCGAAATGGTCCGATGGCGTAAGGATTTCCGCCCGAGGCTCACCCATCGCCTACTCAATCCACGACGGCGAAGGAGGTTTCAAAACGTTCCCCGTGGAACAATTCGCCCTGGTGCGCGATGCAGACGCCCCGGACGAGTACCGCGGCAAAACCGGCCTGCACCACGGCATCAACAGCCTTCGCGACATTTGCGAAATCCTCATTGCTGAGAAGCAAGGCGTCAAAATCAACTCAAGCCTTGCCCTGGCAATCCGGCTTGTTGCCCAGGCCGCCACGGACGAAACGCCCGTTTTCGGACCCGTTCAACCCGTTGTCACCGACGACGGAAAAACACTCACCCTCGAGTCAATCCTTGCCGGCCAAATCCCGCGGCTCAAGGAAGGAGAGGACATCTGGAGTCACAAATCCGACCGGCCCAACCCGACGTTTACCGGCTTCCTTGATTACCTCCTCCGCGATGTTGCCGTAGGCCTCGGCCTTCCATGGGAATTTGTTTGGGACCCGTCAAAGCTTGGAGGATCAACAAACCGCCTCGCCATCGCCCAAGCAGGATGGAGATTTGAGGAACGGCAGGCCCAATTCAGGCCTCACGCAAATCGAGATTGGCAGTTTGTAATCGGCGCCGCCATTGCCAGAGGAGACGCGCCGGCCGACCCGGACTGGCACCGGGTAAAATGGCAGATGCCCCGGAAAATCAGCGTGGACGCCGGCCGCGACTCGGCCGCGAACCTTAACGAGTTGAAGTATGGCACCCGGACACATGCCGAGGACGCCGGCGAACGCGGCAACTTTTGGGAGGACGAACGCGACCAGGCAGAACGCGAGACAAAAGATATAATCGAACGCGCCGGCCGGCTCGCCACGACCACAGGCAAACCCTTTGAGCTTTGCCTTTCGATGCTGCAACAACGCAGCCCTAACCCGGCCCCGCTTTTACCACCCCAGGCGCCGCCCGCCGGAGGCTCAAACCCGACAACCCCGCCCTAAAGGTAACAACGTGCGCGAATCCTGGTTTGAGATTAAAGGACAGGCCACCGGCCAACCCGGAGGCCACGCCGATATTTATATACTCGACGAAATCGGTGGGTGGGGAATCACGGCCGGCAACTTCATTCAGGCAGTACAGGACACCGCCGCCGACTCCCTCACGGTTTATCTGGACACACCCGGAGGCGACATTTTCGCCGGCCTCACCATCGCGAACTTTCTCGCAGGCCGCCCGAACGTAACAACGCACGCGATAGGAATGGCCGCCTCAATGGGCGCCATAATCCTGCAAGCCGGCTCAAAGCGCATCATGGCGGAGAACGCCTACACGATGCTCCATGACCCTATAGGATGGGCGGCCGGCAATTCGGAGGAATTCCGAGACTATGCCGACTGGCTCGACCGGCTTGGAGGCACCCTCGCAAAGACCGTTGCCGCCCGAACCGGCAACGACCTAAAGACGGTTTCGGCCTGGATGACCTCGGCCGAGACCTGGTTTGACGCCGAACAAGCCAAAGCCGCCAACCTGGTGGACGAAATCGCCCCCTCGCGAGTAGTTCAGGCCAAATACTCAACCGCCCGTTTTCACGACTTGCCGGCCGCACTTTCACAAAGGCCCGCGCCCCCAAAATCAAACTCTACGCTTATGTCAAAATTCGCTCAGCTTCTAGGCCTCGCCCCGGCGCCGCCGGCAACACCACCGCCCGCCGCGCCCCCGGCCGCACCGCCCGCACCGCCGGCGCCCTCGGCTCGCGAGACTTTCCTTGCCTCGGTCCTCGACGCTTTTGGGATTTCGCCCGAGGCACTCGCGACCGCCCAGGCAGATAACAAACCCGGTTTCGCACACGACTTTGTTAAAGCCCGCCTGGACGAGCACACAACCCGCGCCGCCAAGGTTGACGCCGCCCTGGTTGCCGCCGGCATTGCCATCACCGTGAAGGACATCGCCGACGGCACCAAGGATTTGAAAACCGTCCTCGGCGAACTTGTCGGCCGCGAGACGGCACGAATGGCCGCCGCCGCAGGAGGACCCGCAGCAGGACGCGAAATTGACGACGAGGAACAAGGAAACGCCGAGGACCTCGCCAGTGTACGCGCCGAAATCGAGACGGAAACCAACCCGGAAAAACGCGCTTGCCTCGCTCGACGCGCCCGAAAACTCCGAACCGGCCGCGACCAAATCATTTAACCGCCGACACCAACCGCCACCACTAACCGCTAAAAAATATGGCAGCAACACTTTCAACGTCCGAGGTACTGATGGACGTATTGGACGCCTTCCGTGTCCTATATCCGGCCCTCAACTCTTTCTCGACGGACTTTTCCTACGCGGAGGCCCGGCTAAACCAGACCGTTATTGCGCGGATTTCCAAAGTGCCCGCAATCGCGACGTATGACCCCGTGACCGGCTATAAAAACGGCGCCGCCGACGTGAACAACATTGTCGAAGATGTGCCCGTGACGGTGGACCAGCATAAACACGTCCCCGTCAAAATTTCCTACCTGCAAAGCATCGCGACCCGCCGCGACCTTTACGCCGAGGCCGTGAAGAACATCGCCTTCGCACTTGGAAAGGCCGTGACCGACGAATGCCTTGCGAAAGTAGTCGCCGCGAACTTTAGCGAAAAGACCACCGAAACACTCGCCGCCACAAGCCGCGACACCCTCGGCAAAGTCACCAAGGCAATGAACATCAAAGGCGCCGCCCTTTTGCGCTATGGCATTGTCTCATCGGACTTTTACAACGCACTCGATCAGGACGTGAGAATTGCTTCCGGCGACTACCACGGACAGCAGAGAAAAGGCAGCCCTTACGGAGTTTTAAGCAACGTTGCCGGCTTCCAAAGTATATGGGAATATCCCTCGCTCCCGGTGGGCGCCACCGCAGGAACAGAACTCCTTTCCGGCTTCTTTTACGACAAACGCGCCATCGTAGTTTCGACCAGGCTCCCGGCCGATATTATTAGCGTTGCCGCTTCCGCCGGCATCCCGCAAATCGCGAACTTCCAGACTGTTACAGACCCGGACACAGGCCTTTCTCTCCTCGGCATTCGATGGATGGAACCCGGCACCTTTGACGTTTATGTGACCGTGACGCTTCTCTGGGGAAGCAAGGCAGGCAAGCAGGGAGGCGCCGCCGGCACAATCACCGATTACGCCGGACACCGCGTTGCGACCGCCTAACACGAACGACCACAAACACGAGGCACCACCCATGCTTTACGTTGTTCTCGGTTTCGCCGTTAAGGACATCAACGGAATCGCCTCGCTCGAGTATATCGGCCACTCGGCCGGAGGCTATCAGCAGGCCAGGAACGACGCCGCCATCAACCCGGCATACGAGGCCGTAGGTTGCTACAACCTGGACGACCACGGCGAACGCACCGCGCCCACACCGGAGGAACCCGTCCTATGATTCATCTAATCCTCGGCTTTACCACGTTCGAACTAAACGAGGACCCATCCGTTCGCTATTGCGGCCCGGACTCCAACGCAGCCCAGGCCGCCATCGACGCCGATTATGCAACCGGCTTCTACGCGAGAATCGTGAGGCACCGCCTTTTCGATTTCGGCATACCGGCAACGCCCACAGGCCCAATAACCCCGCCACCTCCACCGCCGCCTGACCCGGACCCGGAAACCGCCGGCGCACATACCCATAAATCGGACCCGAAACAGGCAAAGCACGAGACGAAACACCAGAAGCACGAGACGGCGCACCCGAAGAAATGAACAGTTTTTTGCAAAGCGCGGAGGACGACGTTTCGAAAGTTTTGTGCAATGAAACCGAATTCGGAAACCTCGCCACCTGGACGGACAAGGACGGTTTTACACACCAATTCCCGTGCGTTTTCGGCGCCCCTTACATACCCCTGGAGGTTGGCGACACCGTTCAGAATGACAACCCTCGCGCCATCGCTCCGACGGTTTATTGCAAGAATTGTCGTACAGGCGACAAGCTCGAAATTTTCGGCACCGTTTACGAAATCCTCGAGCACCACCCCACCGGCACCGGCGCCTCGACGCTCATTTTAAGCCGCGACCAGGCACAACGCCCGCGACCCGTCGCAACCCCTTTCAACCGTGCCCTGCAATGAAGTATCACCGGCCGGCCCATCAATCCGCCAACGAATCGTTGACGCGCTATCCGCTATTTTATCCACCCACGCAGCCCTTGCCGGCCGCGTTTATGTTTTCGCTCCGGCAGCCTTTGCAGATGCCGACCTCCCCGCACTCAATCTTCGAGATGCCCAGGAAACCGACGAAGGCAAATGCGGAAATTGCAGCGTCAAAAACCTTACCTTTACCGCTGACATCATCGTTGCACAGCAGGCCGGCTCCGATTGGTACCTCCGGCAATGGGCGCAGGAAATTCAAGCACTCCTCCTCCAAAACTCGACAATTTTCGGCCTCGCAGACGAAACGCGCCTTGCCTCAAACGAAATCGCCCTCGGCCAGGCCGGATACATCGCCGGAGGCATTCGCCTCACCTTCACCGTTAGATACCGCGTCAAATTAAGCTAATCCCAACCCCGCACGACTTATGGCAGGACTAATCTTAAACGAATTTTGGGTGCCAACCGCCGAATGCTGGTTCTGGCCCGAAGGCCAGGCATTCACCATCGGCGACTCGGCCAACGGAGGCACCGGCTCAGGCTCCGCAAGCAAAACCGCCAAGCCCGGCGCCACCGACCCGCTTTGGAGCCAGAAATATCGAATGGGATGCGTCAGCACCGGCTCAATCAAGGCAGAGTCCGACCAGACCGACGTTTTTTGCGCCAACGGCGCCGCCCTGGTCCGCGCCCACACCTACCGGATCAAGCAGAAGCTCACCATCGAATTTACCTCCCAGGAGGTTGACCCGATTAGCGTGCAACTCGCGTTTGGCTCGCAACGGCTCACCGTAGGCACAACCCAATTTAACCCGCTTGTAAAAGCGCCGTTTGAAAATGGCTGGCTCAAACTTCAGCTTTACAACCAAAACAACGCCGCGCTCCGAATGGTTGCAGACCTTTGGGGACAACTCGCGTTGCCGAACGGCTTGCCCTTCGACCAGGAAGGTCACATGGAATCGGCCTTCACCTTTGACGTTTTGATTTCGCCCCTGGCAACAAACTCGGTCCTTTAACCCCGAGCACACGCCGCACCCCCGCCGCCTGGTGATTTTTTCGAACCCAGCTTATGACGTGAACCATAACCGGGCGCTCCCGCCCGTAGGCTCCCCTTACGAATCGGTTAGAAAAGTTTGGGACCTCCTCGGCACCTGGCAATATGACCCGGTTTACTATGTCATTTATGCGCCCATCGGCCCGCGCCTGCTAATTACCTCCGGCCACATGGCCAAGGAAACAAGCCCCGCACTCGGCCGGCAAATCACCATTCAGGGTAAAATTGTCACCGTTACCGAGGTTTTACCGAGCACAAAAACCGTCATAGGCGTTCCAGGCCAAGGCGAACCCGGCGCAACTTATGGCGTCAGTCTCATCTACCTGGTTGTAGATCAGGACATCCCACAATGGTTTCGCCGCGTGCAAACGCCCGACCTTGGACACATTACAACCGCCAATCTCCTTTTGCATATTGGTGGAGGTATGGGCGGAAAAACCGTGACCGACGGCGAAGGATGGCTCGTTTCACAAGTAGAGGCGGACTATGCGACCGCAATGGGCATTCGCTGGTCCTTACAACGCCTCGACTATTTTGGGCAATTCAACCCGTACCCGCCCAACCCCGTCCAACCCGATTCGCCCTGGTACATGTCGGCCGCCGCGCTCTACAAACACCACGACGACCCGAACGGCCACCCGGAAACCGCCGGACCAAAGGCCCAGGACTCCGGCTCGCCCGTTTTCGTAAACTGCGGCCCAGCAAATGACCCTTGGGTATTTATTGGTGTCGTAGAATCTGGAAGCTCACCGGCCCTTTCCCCGTACAAAGGCGACGTACAGACCGGCACAAGCTGCACAATGCTATATCACGACGACGAAACCGTTGTGCGCCTCAACCGCGAACCCGGCCCGACCATGAGCAACTACACCAACCAACCGGCAACGCCCATTGGAGGCGCAGGCACACCCCAACCCCCGACCATTTCTGACGCCGTGCCCATCGGAGGCGCAGGCGCTCCCACGCCGCCCACCACGGCGCCGGCACAGCCTATCGGAGGACTTGCGGCCCAGGCCCCAATCATCACGACGCACCCGCAAAGTAAATCCATCGTAGAAGGCCAGGCCACAACCTTGAACATTGTCGCTCAAGGAACCCCGCCGCTCGCCTATCAATGGTACTTTAACGACGTTGCGACCGTTGACGATGCGACCCTTGGAGGCTCACAGACCAATTCCATTTACTTTAACCCGATCCAATCAGGCAGGACCGGCCGCTATAAATGCACCGTTACAAACGGCTCCGGCACCGCGACAAGCTTTGACGCCATTTTGACCGTGACCGCCTCGGCTGGCGTGCCGCCCAACATCGCGATGCAGCCCCAATCGAAAACGGTTTCGGTTGGTAACTCGGCATCCTTCTCATGCCTCGCCAATGGCTCCTCGCCCTTCAGCTATAAATGGTTTCGGAACGACGTTGAAATTGTCGGCGCCAACGCAAGCAACTTTGTAATCAACAACGTCCAGCCGGCAGACGCCGCGGATTATAATTGCGTAATCACGAACCCATACGGCTCCGCGACTTCCAACAAAGCCAAGCTCACGACCACGACGGCCGGAGGCTCCGGCTCCCCGATTTACCTCGGCAACGGAGGCATCCCGCTTCTCACCGTTTACACCCAAAACCAACTCAAGACCCTCGCCCAAGGCCCGCCGCAAATTAACCCGGTTTTGCGCTCGACCATTCTCGGCACTTACGAAATCTCCGCGCCGCCTTCCGGCCAAAATGAATACCGGGTAATGGCATTTCCGGCCGTTGAAGTAGCCGCGAACGGCTCGATCAAATTCGAAAGCTCCGGCACGACCTTACCAATGCAGCAAATCACAGACACGACCGTGGACGGCATCGTTTATAACGTTTTCCGAACAACGGCCCGTTCGGTTGGTGATTTCACCCTGGTTGGAGGCACCGCAATTAACGTTTCGAACTAAAACCCGAAATGAGACGCACCTTTCCCGCAATCGCCTTTATCGCCCTTTGCTTTGGCCTGGTTCTCGCCCAGGTAACGCCGCCGACCTACCCCTACCCGAAACCAAAGCCCACGGCCGGCAACACCCCCACAACCCTCATCCGATACTCCCAGAGCATCGGCCCCTCGGCATATAACAACGAAAACCCGCTCGCTTGGGCAATCGACATTGCCGGAGGCCTGCACAGCCGATCCAACACGACCGACCGCCTTTCGCTCCCCGTGAACTGGACGACAGAAGGCGCCCTAGTTTTCGATGCATCGGATAAAATTTTCTACGGTGTCGGCTCCTCCCTGGTTGCCAACATCCCGCTTTTCAGCCTCGACGCCATCTGGAACAACGGAATTTTCAACTCGAGGACCAACCTCTACATCAATGCCCCAGGCGCGAACAAAATCTATTTAACCGCCGACGGAGTGGACATAACCGGCACCAACGTCATGAACTTTGACGGCGCCTCGGAATTCACAATTACCTCATCCAACCTGGCGGCCACCGCGACCTCGAAAATGGTGTTTGGTTCCCTCGGCCCTTTCTCGATCCTTTCCACCCGCATAACCAACTCGGCCGGAGACTTTATCGTGCGCGCCACGAACAAGTTTCAATTCATGACTCCCAAAGTCATCGCCGGCACAGCCCGGACCAACCAGGCGCTCAAGTTAATGAATATCAACGGCGAACTAGAGTTTGGCCCGTCCGAAGTTGGTTTTGTCACAGTCACAAACGTTGCCCAGCTTGTGACCGTCCCAACCGACGCATACGGATATAATCAATGCATGACCCTCGGCTATTACACGATAAACGACGGAGGCGGAGGACTTTACTATGTTGCCCCGTACTTTGCCGGCTCGACCAACCTCGGAAACTTCCGCTCGACCTTTGACCCCACAAAAATGTGGGCGCTCCTGCAACCTCGCGACGGAATTTACTTGAAGCAATACGGCGCAAAAGGTGACGAGAACAACGACGACACCCAGGCCGTTAAAGATTGGCTGCACGACATCAACGGACGCCTCGGCCTGGTGAATGTCGGCACCTACTCAATCAACCCCATTTTCACCGAGGCCGGCGCCTCGTTGACCCTTCGCGGTGTCGGCAAATTCGGACTCACCTCGGCCAATATCATTTCAGGCCTTTCCTCTGGAAATTGCGCCACGTTCCAACGCCGCGCCTCGCCCGGCCTCGAAACGAACTCCCTTTTCAACGTGACCAGCAACGCAGTTTGCAACATTTACAACCTGGTGTTTGACGGAAACAAAAGCATAGAGACCACCGCAACCCAAGCCTACCTCTACCTCAACAACGGAGGACGCGCCTCGGAAATTGAATCCTGTTTCTTTTACCGCTCCGCAGGCCATGCAATCGGCTTTGCCGGCCTCGGCCCGAACTGGTCAGTTGTCCGAAATGTCCGCGTTGCAGACGTAAATCGAGGCCTTCGAATCAACCAGACATGCGGCCTGGTCCTCAACAACATCAACATAGAACAAACCCGCGACAATGGCCTCTGGTTGCTGGGCGGCCTCAACAGCACACGCGCAAACAACATTTTTATAGCCCATTGCGCCTCTAATGGAATGGTTCTCGAATCATCCTATAAAAACCGCTTTACAGACCTCACCATTTTGAGCACCTGGCAAAGCTCCGTCATGATGGACCTCTCCAATGGAGGACAATCCGACAACCATTTTCTCAACTGCCGATTTGAAGGCGCCAACGTCGCAAACAACGCCGTAGGCAACTCGCCTTTCGCCGCCGGCGCATACTCGGCTTTAATGGTGACGAGCACCACCGCACTCAGCACCGCATTACGGATCAGGCTAGATGGTTGCGTTTTCGGTGACGTGCAAGGCGCCAACGCCGGCCGAGGCCGCTACAATCTCGAATGGACCGCCGCTATTCCCGGCGCAAATTACCCCTGGCAAAACTGGCAATTCATCGGCAACAACCACCAATGGAACCCCGGCTGGCTTGCTGACTATTCGCCCGGACTTACCAACGCCGTCGCAGAAGTAGCCTGCATTCACGCCGGAAACCAGGTTTACAACGTTTTCGGCATCGCCGGCAAAATCGACTCGGCCGGCTGGCGCATGGACGTTGTAGAAGCAGGCACCGCAGGCGCACCCAACGCCGTCATCTACGCAAACGCCACCTCGCACAAGTTACTTCGCGACACCACCGGCATCGGAACACCCGCGCTCCAAAGCACCATACCGCCCGAGAATAAAGAGGCGAAACCCCTCCCGATTTCCCAAATCGGCCCTATCCCAAACCCGTAACAACCTCACCCATACAGCACCACACAGTTAAACAACCCCCACCCATGCAAACCACCATCTATTTCCAAAACGGAGTGACTGGAGGCTATATCGACGCCGGCTTGCAAAAACAAGACGTGACCGTGCCCCCCATTGTCCAAATGCCGGCATCCTGGAACGAACCCCGGACCCGATACCGCGTCAAAATCATCGGCTCGTTTACGCTCCCGGCCCCCGGCGACATTTTCATTAGAAAACTCTGGATCAGCAAAACGCCGTTGACCCAATGCAATTCAAAAGGCATTCGGCCCGATGAAACCCGCATTTTCCAGGACGAGCACGATATCATTTTCTACGGCGACAACATGCACGCCGTCTATTCGAAGCACAGCACCGGCGAAGTAAGCGCAGGAGGTTTCAAGCCAGGCGAAGGCAACACCGGCAATACCGAAAAATTCACAGGCGCTTTCCCCGCGACTTTCGAAATGTCCGCCTCGGACGCCCCCATTTTTGTGGATGGGAAGCTCAACGACATTTCCTTCTCAGTTTTCGCCACAACTCAGGACCCGGCCGCCAAAATTGGCTACTCGATCCGAGATTTCGTAATCGAAAAGATCTCCCTTTAACAAGGCGCCAAACGGCCGAGGGAACTTCATGAGAGGACGTTCCATGACTCGCCGGACATCAGTAAGCACCACACCACCGACGGCCCACCCATGCCCCGGCCTGGCGCCTTGTGCCCCCGTTCCAAAGGAGGAACCGATAGCCAAGTAACAACCGCAGAACATAGGCGCTCGCCGGCGCCGGACTTTATGCCGCTCCGCCGGCGAACGCTCTTTTCAACACCCCACACCCATGACAAAAATCGAATACTCCGTTTTCTTTCCCCCGGCACAAACCAGACTACGGCCCATCCTTCGCGAACCGGCGCCCGAGGTTAAAACCTTCCCCGACAGGAAACCCGATTGGCCCCAGGACTACCCCGCCTTGATTAAGCCCTGGCTTGGCGGAGTCCGCGCTTATTGGCTCGAATCAATCCAGGCCTTCCAACTTCAGGACGGCCGCCGGCTCCGCGTTGACGGGATCGAACCCTACCAACCCGAGGACAATCCTTTTGGAATATCACAGCCGCCCGACCTCCTCGGCGAATTTTGGGAGAAAGGCGCCAGCTACGAGGACACCCTAGAAAAGGTCCTAACCAACCAACCCACCGAGAACCTCGACTTTTACATTTTCGACGCAGACCTAAAAAACCCCGCCGTAGAACGCGCCTTTTATTGCTTCAACATCCCCAGGCAATACGAACGCCACACCCGAATTGCAGAAGCTCACGAAGTACACACCCCCGGAGGATTTCGCACCTACCTCGAGACCTGGCGCCGGATTTACCTTGGCGGACTCGCCGTTGCCACAACCGACCCTTTCCTTGCAACCGAATTCGAAGTTAAGACCCTGGTTTGAAACATGCGGCCTCGCCCTCGCAGTTTTCGCGGCCCTTGCGCTTGTTTGGTTCATTTTCTTTGGCCCGGCCTAACCCTCGGCACCATGACCGCCGCGCCTGACCAGGCAACCCGGACGAACCTTGTGCGAACCGTCCCGCAACTCCCAAACGCGCAGAACACAAAACGCCTCATTTTGCCGAAACCCACCGCAACGCCGGCCGCCTGGAAATACAAGCCCGACCATACTTTGCCCCCGCGCCGGACCCCGGACAACGCCTGGACCCGGACAGGCACAACCAACACTTTCCGCTCTAACGACGGCAACCGAACCTGGACAGATTACAAACACGTCCGAGAACCAACAACAGCCCCCCGCTAAATTATGAATTCTCTCACGCTCGCCGTTATTGGCGCCACGCTCGCCGTTATTAGTGGCGAAGCACTCGTAAATGCCGTCCTCTGGATTGTCATAGGAGGCATTATTTGCGGCCTCCTTTATTGGCTCATCGGCGCCTGTAAAACCCCCGAACCCTGGAGGCAGGTAGCCGTTGCCGTTATATCCATCGCTTCCGTCCTAATTCTCATCAACGCCGTTCTCACACTTGTCGGCCACCCAATAATCAAATGGTGATTTCACCATGACCACGCCGCAAATTCTCATCCTCCTCGTTGTCCTCGTTGCCGCCATCGCCGTTTTTATATGGCTAAAACGCCCCAGGCCACCGCTTGGGCCTCCCACATGACCGACGCCGCGGCAAAACTCGCTTACGACTTCCACGCGAAGGCCTCGGCCGCCGGCGCCGAAACTTGGGAATGGGAGGACCTCCCCGCGGAGGCACGCCAACACTGGCGCCAACTTGTCGGCCACGTCCTCGACTACCGCACCGAGCACCGCCGCAGCACCAACAACAAACCCAAAAGACCCAAGCCCACCCAATGACCCCGGAAACCTGGATAGTTTTCGCAATCTTCGCCGGCTTAATCGCCGCAAGCTTCGTTTACTTCCGCCGCCGTGACCCACCCCAAGGCCATTATTGAGACTCCCGCGACACTTTGGGCGGAGGCCCGTTCCATGGGTGGGAACGCGGAGAGGACGCTTTCCAGGCACAGCCTCGGCTTTGCTGGCCTTCGCCCTCCTTGTCGCAGGTTGCCAGCATTGGTCCTTTGCCCGCGACCATTCAACCCGCGCAATTCGCATTTTCGGCATCGGCTGGGTTTCGGAAATCACACCCACAAACCAGATGCGCTCCTTTACTATCGGCACCCTCGACGCCGGCCGCTATATCACCACAGTAAACACCGGCGCCCCCACCGTAACCTTGACCGGCAAACAAACACTCACCAACACACCACCCCCACCCACAAACAGCACATGGACAACTCCACCACACCCACCCCCGCAGACCAACAACCCGGCCCCACCTCCCTTGAAACCTTAATGGGCGGAAATCAAATGCATGTTCGATTCGAGAACGGCACCACCGAGGCCGTAACCGTTCGACAAGTACCGCTCAAACAATATCGCGAACTGATGGAGGCCCAGGCCGACGAATTTCGGTTTATTGAATTGGTATGCGCCAAGCCCGCAGGATGGGCGGAAAACATGAAACCGGCCGATTACAACGCCCTGGTGGACGAGGCCTCCAGGATCAATTCGGATTTTTTCGCATGGTGTTCGAGGCAAATCGCCCGCGTGGAAAGACTGGCGCCCGGCTTTATGGAACGCGCCGCCCGAACAGCAACGACGACGGAGGCCAAACCCTCGCAGATTTCGCGGCCGAAATCGCCATTGCTGCCGGCATGACCCTCGCCCAAGTATGCGAACACAGCCTTGCACAACTCGAACTCCTTTCCCGCGCCAACCGGCGAACCTTTGGACTTGAAGGAATGCGTAACCTCAACACCCAGACCGCCGCCGCCGCCGCCGTGACCTCCAAACAAGGCCAGGCAATGCACCGGAAACTCTCCGACCGATTAAAAAGCCTATGGCAACCGTAACAAACTCCGTTCAACTCGCCCTCACCGCCAAAGGCCTTCAGGCGACCACCGCAGCCCTAGGCGACCTCAGCAAAGCAACCCTCGGCTTTGGCGCCGCACTCACCGCCATCGCTGGACCCGTCGCGAAGTTTGGCGCCATTATTACCGGCGCAGTCACCGCCGCCGCCGGCGCCCTCGGCTTTGCCGGCTTCACCGCCGGACTTCATGACATCCTCGAATTCGCCACGGAAATTACCCGCGCCTCAGAACAGACCGGCGCCAGCATTTCAAAACTTGTGGACCTCCGCTCCGCTTTCAAAGCCGCAGGAATCGAGGGAAGCAAACTCGCGGACGTAATGTCCAAAATGCAGAAGGAAATCGGCAACGCCGCCGACTCCGGCCTTTCTGCCCAAGCCAAATTCGAACGGCTCGGCCTCAACTTTCAGGAACTCCAGGCACTATCACCAGAGGCGCAATTTGAGGCCATCGCCGAGGCCATCGCCCATACCGAGGACAAAAGCCTCCGCGCCTCTCGGACCATGGAAATTTTCGGCAAAAAAGGCGCCGAACTTGTCAAAGTTTTCGACCGTGTAGCCGAGGCCTCCGCGAAAGGCCCAAGCAACTTCGCGCTCATCATGGAGAGAACGGCACCCGTACTCCATGACATCGAAATTATTTTGGGAACGCTCCCAACCAAGGCCCGAGGATTTTTTGCCGCCTTCGCCGAACCCTTCGCGCCGCAGGTACTCACCTTTGTAAAGGAAATCAAAAACATTGACCTCACCCACGCAGGCCAGGCCGTCGCAGCTTGGGTGAAAATAGTCCTCGACTCACTCAAGGCAGGCAACATATCCGAAATTCTCACCCTCACTTTCGACGCCGCCTTTGAGCAGGCCGAGGCGCTCTTTTTCGGCTTCTACAATCAAATACTCCGCTTTCTCGGCTCAAAATCCATCGGCAACGCCTTTGCAAATGCCATGCTCGACGGTTTCAAAACCGTTTTCGTCCTCGCAGGCCGGCTCCGCGATGCCGTGACCCAGATTCTCACCGCCGGCGCAATCGTTGCCATTGACGAAATGCGCTTCCGGCTCGAGGTACTCGTCGCCCTCCTCAAATCCGGCTTCACCTCCGCCGCAAATATCCTCATTTCCGGCATTAACCGAGTTACGGCCGAAATGCGTTTTGCGATTTCGCTCGCGACCGGCTTGAACATCGGCCCAATCGCACCCCTCACCGTTGACCCAGAACCGATTCAACGCGCTTTAACAATGCAGGAGGCCATTGCCTCACTTGAAAAGGACAAGAAAGACAACCAGGCAATATATAACGGTTTTGTGCAGGCCGCCGTTGACCTCGCGAAAATGGGACTCGACCTCGAGGTTAAAACCGCAGACGAGGCCGATAAACGCCTAACCGCCACACAAAAGCTAAACAAACAGCTTCAGGCCGTTATCGACGCCTGGACCAAGGTGGACAAACTCAGCAAAGAAAAACCCGCCACAGGCGAACCGCCGGCAACCCCTTTCAACCTTGAGGAAAACCAACTTGCACTCAAAAGGAAACTATTCGAACTCGAACAGCAACGCGCCAACCTAGACGCCGACTGGTCGAGAACCTCCCAGGAAAAACAAGGCAAACGCATCGCCCTGCTACAGCAGGAGCAGGACCTTTTAATTGCCAACGCCGAGGCCCTCGAAAGGCAGGCCGCCGCCTCGGACTCGGCCACCGCCCAACGGCTCAACGCCCAGGCCGAAGGACAACGCGAACAGGCAGGCCGCGCCGGAACTGGCATAATCGCTCAAGGCCCCGCCGCCGGCTCCATTTCACAAAACATGGTTGCGGAAATAACGCAACTCACGGAACAGATTGGCACCGTTGCCCAGCAAATCGCCCGCAGCTTTGGGCAGGTAATCAGAGGCGGAATTGACGCAGCATCGGCCGGACTCTCTGGACTTCTCAAGGGAACACTCACCTGGAAATCGGCATTACAGGAAATCGGCTCCTCAGTTTTTAATACCTTGATCGACTCAATCTCGCGAATGTTTGTTGAATTCATCGCCGGCAAACTCCTCGCCTCATCCGTGACCAAAAAGACCGCCGCCGAGGACACCGCCGCACTTGCCGGCCCCGCGCTCCTGACCTCGGTTGGTAGCTGGGGACTTGCTGCAATCGCAGGCATCGCCGCCTTTGCAATCGTGATGTCTATGATAGGCGGCTTTGCCCAAGGCGGATTTACCGGCCCCGGAGGAATGAACCAACCCGCCGGAATAGTACACCGCGGCGAATATGTCCTCCCGGCTTCTGATGTCCGAGACATTGGCTTGCCCCAAATCGAGGCCTTTCGCGCCGACCCCGGCTCGCTCGGAATGGCCCAGGCACCGCAGGACGCCCCCCCGATCAATAACGAGGTAAACGTTTACGCTTTCAACAGCTACGAGGACGCAATGCGCCGCTGGATGGAGTCCTCCGAAGGCCGCGCCGTCTTTGTGGACATGACAAAGAAAACGCAACACCTCGTTTCCCGCTAATGGTTCAAACCACCCACAACGGCGAAACGTTTCTCCTGGTGGACGAACCGCAGGACGGCTCCGCCGCCTTCGAGACCACCCTTGAAACCCTCGCGACCTACACCGGAGGACTCACAAACCGCGAGACGCGCAGGCCCTTTTCCAATTCGCTCCGATGGTTTTGCAAATATCAAGTGACCCTCGAGGGAACCTCGCGCCTTGCCTTCGAATCGGCCCTGGACTCGGACCCGTCCGCACAATGGGCAATTCCATTTTGGCCCCTCGCAATCGCCCACGCCGATTTTGCGAACCTCCCCTTTATCGCAGGCGCTTACGTCATCCTCGACCCGCCCAAGCCCCCCGTCATTTTCTCCGGCGACATCCCGACCGGCCTCGGCCCTTCCGCCGTAGTTATACCGCTACTCCTCGGCACCATCGCAAAACGCCAAACGGAGGCCATCGGCCCGGACCTCGCCCGTTGCCCAATCGACTTTACCGAATCATCGCCGCCTTCTTGGGCAGTTGAACCCATCCCCTTTACCTACACCCACGGCCCGATACCATCGGCCGCCTATCCCGCCGGCCCGATCCTTTGCGATTTCCCGCTAACCTACGAACGGCTCGCCCATACCTGGACCGCTCCCGCCCAGGATTCCCGCATCGGTTTCGGCCGGCAAACCCAACGCGAGACCTATCCCCAGGCGCCCGCCCGCGAATTCCGTTGCGATTACACCCTTGCCGGCTTCTCCGATATTGCCCGGTTTTGCTATTTCGCAACCCTCGCGCTCAATGGTGAAACTTTCTGGACGCCCACATGGAAACTCGCCGCACTTCTCACCGGCACAGTTGACCCGGCGCAAACCACCTTTACCGCCCCAAACAACCTCAAACCCGGCGCCGCAATCGCCTTCGTTGACCCGGAAAAGATCCTGCCCCGAACTGTAGTTACCGCGGATTCATCCGGCTTCACCATCGACGCGCCAACCGGCACGCCGAACCTGGAAATTTTCGGCATTCACGAACTCAAACTTTGCCGGCTCCGCACACGCGAGGTTTCCCTGGATTTCCTCGGCACCGGCATCGCCCGAGGAACCCTTGACCTGCGCGACGTGCCCGCCGAATACACACCGCCCGCCGGCGAGACCCTCGGCGCCACCCTCGGCACGCTCCGGCGCCGCGCTTTCCTTTACACTTTCGAAACCCGAATTGCCGGCACGACCACAACCCAACGCTTTACCAGTTTCGAGACCGACCTAACCGCCGCCCCCGGAGGACAAGTATTTGCCGCGAGAAAACTCGGCCATGGAGAAATCCTGCAATCCCTGGAACTCGACCAGAACCAGGCCCAACTCACCCTCGCTCTTTTCCCTGACAACCCCCTCGCGCCCGTTGCCGCCCTTCAGCAATACGGCACCGTTGCCGTTACAATTCATCAGGCGAATGTGACTGGCTCAACCGCCGACAATCTCGAGGCGCTCTTTTACGGCGACATAACCCAGGCAGAAATCAACGGCTCAACCTTGACCGCTCATGCCTCGGCCGGAGGCGAGGCCTTTGACCGGCCCATGCCGCGCTTTACCCTGCAACCGACTTGCAACTACCCGCTTTTCTCGGCCGGCTGCACCCTCGACCGCGCTTCGTGGACTTTCCGCGCCACCTTTGCCAACCCTGGCCCGGCCGGTTTCCCCCATACTTTCGACATCGCCAACATCGACTCGCGCCTAGTCGGTTTTGCCGTTGCAGACTATTTCGCCGGAGGATTTATTGAGATGGGCGCAGGCCCAACCTACGAGGTTTTACCCATCGTCCGCTCGACTGCAATGGTGGACCAGGCGCTCACACTCACGCTCACCCTCGCACGCGACCCCAGGTTTTATCCGCTCGCAGGCCATGCCGTTTCACTCATCCCCGGATGCGACGCCCGCGCCGAGACCTGCAAAACGAAGTTTTTTAATTACCTCAATTTCGGAGGACACCCGTTTATACCGAAAGCGAATGCCTCCGTGACCCCGCCAAACGCCTCGCAAAACACCGGCAAAAAATGACCCCTTACTTTGCCACACCAGAACGAATCGAGGCGCTCAAGGCCGCCATTGAACCGCTCAAGGGAACACCTTTCGCCGCCAATGGCATCGCCACAGGCCCCGCCGGAGGAATCGCCTGCCAATTTCTAATCACAGCAGCACTCCGCGCCGCCGGCTTTGACACACCGCCCGGACCCTACGGACCCGCGAACCATTGGAAATTCTCCTCGCGCTCGCTCATTCTCGAATATCTCCAGACCCGCCCGGAATTCCAACCGTTGCCCATGGGCGCCGACGCAATGCCCGGCGACGTACTCGGCTTCACCCTCGGCAAATGCATTCACCACGCCGGCTTGTACCTCGGCAACTGGACATTTTTCCACGTCATGCCCCACGCACCCGCTTGCGTTGCAACCCTTCGTGATCCGACATGGGGAACCCGGCTTGCCGCTACCTGGCGACCCGTTACAAACTAACCACCTCGCACAATGCCCAAAGGCGCAAAAGCAGACATCCCCGACGAACCTAGCGACCCGGCCAACATCCAGGCACAGGAACTCAGCTCCAACGAACAGGCCGTGATTTTGCCAATTTTCGCCGGCGAATCGAAATTTGCCTGCACCTGGCTTTGTATGCCCTTCGCCGAATACAGCAAAGACAGTCCCGACACCTCCGCGAAAAAAGGTTGAACCATGGGAAAAGGCGCCGCCGGAGGCAAACAACAGGACTATTACGGATCAATCGCTGGTGTTGTTTGCGCCGGCCCGGTGGAGGCCCTGGTTGCAATCATCATCGACTCTAAGACCGTATGGCCTAAATCCCGATTTTGGACCCACGGCGAACTAGTACAGGCCACAACCCCCACCTCGGCCGCCTTCCTTCGAGTCTGGGGCGGCCGTTGCTATGAATGCATCAAAGCCAACTTTTGCGACTTCACCAACGCACCGCCCAACCCGGAATTTTGGAAACTCTTTTACGTCCTCGCCTCCGACGTTTCACCCAATGGCGAACCGTTCAAAGCCACCGTTGAACACTACGGCGAAGCATGGATCTACTGGGGAACAGACAACCAGCAACTCGCGACCTCCCCGGAGAACAGAGAAGGCAAAACCCGGCCGCCCGAGAACATTTTCGCGGAAACGCACCCGCCCTATCGCCGGCAATGCTTCATTTTCCTTCGCAACTTCCTTTTTGGCGCAGAAAGAACCTCCTCGCCAAATGTTGAGGTAGTAGTCCGACGGAGGCCCAATCAAACGACCATAACCGGCACCGCCGCGAACCTGGACGCCGACGGCCAGGCGAACCCCGTTGCATTCGAGGCCGAACTTTTAACCAACCCCGTTTTCGGCGCCGCCATTGACCCGGCCCGGCTCGACCCGGCCACCTGGACGGCCGAAGCCGCATATTGTGCAACCAACCCCGCAAACACCTACTTAACGCCCCGCATCGCCGAATCTGTCACGCTCCGCGCCATCCTCCCCGAATCGCACCAATACCGCGACGGATTCGCCCGCTGGAATGCCGCCGGCAAAATTGAACTCGGCCACTTCGCCCACAACGAAGGCCCACCGCCGGCCACCCAGGAAACAACCGTAGATTTCAACGTAGCCACACAGCCCCTCAACTTTAAGGTTGAAACCATGGGCGCCGCCGCGACGGAGGCCCTCATCAAATTCACGGCCGGACTTCTCTCCTTTAAGGAAAGCTCAATCCGGCTATTTTCCGGCGCCTCGCGTGAAATCATCGGCCAATCCAGACTCACCACCATCGAACGGCCCTGGATCAATCGACCCGCCCAGGCCTTTCAAATCGGCGCCATTGCCGCCAACCTCGCAGGCGAACCCCCGCTAACCGGCTCTTTTGACCTCCGCGCCGAACGAGGCGCCGCAATCCTCCCCGGAACCCTTTTCCTCCTCACTCACGACGCCCTCGGCCTAAGCATTTTTTGCAGATGCACCGCGAGGACCATCGCGGCCGCAGGCGCCGGCACCGTTCGAATCGACTTCGAACGCGAACGCGGCCTCTCCGAATTGCCATTCCAACCCACCGTAACCGAGGAACAAGGACCGACACCCCCGCCCGTTGAAATCATAACGCAGCACCATATCTTTCAACCGCCGCCCGGCCTGGTGGACAAACCTGGCTATTTTGTGGCAATTCTCGCCGCTCGCCTGGTGCCAATCACGACCGGCTTCCGCCCCTGGTTTCGAAAAGAGGAATCCGAGGCCTTTTACGAACTTGCCGAAGGTGTCCAACGCGCTTTTGCCGTGACCGGCACACTCGCCGCCAATTATGCCGCAGACCTCCCGGCCGCAGGCACCACGCCCCCGGATGACGACACCTGGACGCTCGCTATAATCCCGCACGCCTCAACGGTGGATTCCGACCTGGAAAAGATAAACGCCACCCAGACGGCCGACGCCGTAACAGACGACAACCTACTTATCGGCATTTTCGCCGGCACCGCCCTTGAACTAATGACCGTCAAAGAAATCAGGACGGCCGCCAATGGGAACCTCGAATTTCGAGTCCGCCGCGCCCGCTTTGGAACCCCCCAAACCGCCTGGACCACCGGCGCAACCGCTTTCATTTTCTACCGGCTGGACCTCGTTTTTTACTCGCACGCGAAATTCGGCGAATACGCCAAAACCGGCGAGACCGCGAATTTTCGACTGGAAGGCCGCAACCCGTTCGGAATTGCCGACGTTGCCGACCCGATCCAATGCCCGGACATTCCGTTTTCCTTCGCGGACACCTTTACCCCTGATGTCACATGGGTTTCAATCATGTGGCGCTCGACCCTCGCCGGCACCTTTGCCGAGGTTTCCGACTTCTCCGGCAACTTTGACCCTGGTGGGCAATGGAAAGTGACCGCCCGCTTTACCGACCCAGACGGCGACCTTGCCGATGGGCGCATATACTCGCGAATCGGCGCCGTTGAAACCTCCCTTTTCTCCCAGACTTTCGCCGGCACATCCCGGCAAATCGAGGCGCTCTTTCAGCTACCCGCCGGCGACTGGCAAGTTTTCGGACGAGTCCGCGACCTCACCGACCGCGCCCGAGAACGAGGCCTTACGTTGCCCGCCGGAGGACCAATCCTGACGTTGAAGATTCACACCGCAGCCCCGGCCGCCACCGCCGCGAATCCCGTTGTTTCACCCAAAGGAGGCACTTACGCCGCGAATCAAAACGTGACGATCACAAGCAGCACCCCCGGCGCAGTTATTCGATATTGGCCCACCGGCATTTTCCAACCGCCGCCTGCACTCAACCTTTTCTTTAGCGCCCCATCGCCGGCCGCCCTGGTTGTCACCCCGCAGACCACCCTTTACACCTACGCAACCGCGACCGGCCTCGCAGCCTCGGCGACCATCCAGGAAGATTATGAACGCCCCAAGTAAACCGAAACCATGAGCACCACCGCACTCAACCTTTTACCGGATCAACTCGAAATCCTGATGTCATCCGACGACAACTGGCTTTTAGAACTTTCCCTCACCCAAGTGGACGAAACCACGCCCGTTGACCTCACCGGCTTGACCGCCGCACTTGAAGGCAACCCGCCCTGGTTGACCGCGGAAATATCCGACCCGCCCGCCGGCAAAGTTTTACTCGCGCTCAAGCCCATCGACAAAGGCCCTAAAATCGCCTGGAAACTTTTACTCACCAACACAACCTCAAGCCGCGTTGCCCTCACCGGCACCGTATTTGTCACATGACCAAGACAATCACCACAACCGACATTTCTGGCGTAATTAAGCTCTCCAAAGTTACGCCCATCAGCACGACCGGCTCGCCCGGCTCAACCTTTGGGTTTCCGGTTTCGGCGCCGCCCCTGGTGAACACCATCGAGAATTCGCCCACGCTCCTTTTCTCGCGCTCAATTACCTTGCCGACCCGCGTGCAACCCTCGCTCCTCCGCATTTCAATCACGGCAATGGGTTTCCTTTCGGACCTCCCGCAAGGCTCCGAATTTCTGATTAAATGGTGGGTGGGCAGCGTGACCGCAGGACCGCAAACGTATCACCGCAAAGTAACCGCAAACCCCAACTCGGTTTCCGGCGCAACTGTCACAATCTTTGCCTACGCGGTGAACTCGATCGAGACCGTTGAAGTTTTCGCTCAAGTAATTTCCGGCGATGCAATCAACCTCCAGACAATCGCCGAGGATATGGAATGGCTGATTACCGTTGAAGATGCCGGCCCCGTGGCGTGACCCGACGAATGACCGAAAAAATGTACGTTTTCGCCCCCCATATTACACCGCACATACCCTGTAATATGGCATTTTGTTAAGGATTAGAGACATTTCCGCAGGCAATGTTTAGCTCGGCATACATACCGACCCCGCGCCGCTTGTTGAACTCCTCCAAATTTTGCGAATCATTCAGCAAAACGGAAAATGTATGCTTTCCGAAAAAATGAGACGCAACCAAAACGCAACCACCAGGAACCCGCGTTTTTAGAATTGCGTTTTTACTCAGCAATTCGTGAAATTTGAAAACGGTGGGCATACATCATCCATGTATTACACCCTAATATCGGCCACATACACGCCGACCCCAGGAAACCCCAGCAAAACCCGCTAAAACCCCGCTTTTGCTAAGGTTTTGACTCGTTTTGCAGCTTGACCACGCCGCAGTCCTAAGCAATCCTAAGCATTGCAAAGCAATCCGGCGCACGAAAAAGGCGCAACTAAAACGCAACCGCCGACGCAACCAGGACGCAACCAAAAACACCCAACTCGGCACCCGACCCGACCAAAAACCGGCCAACTCGCCGTACACTGAAAAAGTAAGCAGAGGCTAAAAAAATCCCACCCGTGAAAATTCGATTCAACGCCAACAAACCCACCCCGAAAAAATGGCTCCTCGACCTCGGCAAAGTAGAAGGCAAACGCCGGCAACTCTTTTTCCTCTCCGAACGCCAGGCGCAGGACGCGCTTAAAACCGAGGCCCGCCGGCAAAAGGAAATCGGCAACCAATGGCTCGGCCTGGACCACCGCACCCGGCGCCGCACCCTTGAAATCCTCGGCGAGATTGCCGCCGCAGGCACCACCCTCGAGGCGCTCTGGATGAACCGGAACAACCCGGCCCTCACCGCGAACGCAGGACGCGCCGACTCGCGCCTAACCATCGGCGCCGCCGTGACCCAATTTCTCGACTCGCGCCGAACCTTGAACCGGAGGCCCAAATACATTCAATCGGTTAAATCAACGCTCCTTGCCTTCGTTAAAGGCCGCGAGGAAATGGCCCTGGACCAATTCACCCGAAAGGACCTCACGGACTGGCTCGCCGCCGGCAAACTCAAGCCCGCCACCTACCTCTCAACCGTTGCCCGGCTCCAATCCTTTTTCACATGGGCAACCGAGGATCAGCACATCAAGGAAAACCCCTCGACCAAACTCGCGAGGCCCATCGTGGAAATGGGTGAAATTGAGATTTTGACGAATGAACAAGTAAGGCTCCTCCTGGACCGCACCCGCGCCGTTAGGCCCGACCTCCTCGCCTACCTTGTCCTCGCCGTTTTCGCAGGCACCCGGCCCGACGAAATCGAACGCTCAAAATGGAAGGACATCGACCTCATCGAAGGAACTTTCACAATAGGCGCCCGCGCCTCAAAGGTCCGCGAAAGGCGCATTCAGGAACTACACCCGACGGCCCTTGCCTGGCTCGCCGTATGCACCCAAGGCACCCCCGACGCCCCCTTGTGCCCACCAAAGCCTCGCGACGTAATTCGGAAAATCCGGCACTCCCTGCAAATCGACCATTGGGCAAACGACATTTGCCGGCACACCGCAATTTCCCATTACCTCAATATAACCAACGACCCGGCACTAGTCGCAAAGCAAATGGGGAACTCCGTCAAAATCATCGAAAAACACTACCGCGCCGTTGTAGCCAAGAAAATCTCCTCGGCTTTCTGGCAAATGTTGCCCGAGACACCCGCCGGCGCCGTCCTCGCCGCAAATTTCTAGTTTGTAAACAATGGGCGAAATGCACGCCCAAGTTTCGGCAACATAAGGGTTTCCATCACTTTCCTTTATGTCGTAAAAAGTATTACCTTTTAATTGTTGCGAAAACGCAACGCGCTCGCCGAAATACGCCGCATGTCCTCGAAAAAGACTCCCACCAGGAACGGCAAATTGCATTTGACCTTTGCACACCGCACACCGACGAAATCAGACGCGATTCTACGCGCCATCGGACCCTTTACGGATTCAATGGGCGCCGACGAAATCGCCGAGACCCGAGCAGCCTTCAGGACGGTGGACGCCGCCCTCGCTGAACGCGCCGCACGATTTCATCGCGAAGATACGCAACAATCTCCTCGGTTGCCGGATCAGAATTCCGTTCAACATCGAGGCGCACTAAATGTTCAAGGTACGCCGAGAAACTAGCCCGATGCCCAAATTCAACCGCCCTCTCCTTTGCCTTTGGGTAAAGCTCCTCGGCCATCGTGAAACAAAGCACCCGCCGCTTGCGTTTTTTCTTTCCCGTTGTCGCAATAATCTTTCCTTCGCCGTTCGTTGTCATGTTGTCACGTTGTCAAAATGCTACCCCTTAATTTTCGCGCAAACTACTACTTTTTAACAACTTTTAAGAACGGTTAATAAAATACCGTTTTTTTTATTGCCTGCGAGTGTATTACAATCCACATATAACGCAGTACACCTCCCCCAATGAAGAAGAACCGCGAGACCCCGAAACGCTCCACAATCGTCAAATCCATTTCGATACCGCCAAAGCTTTATACTTGGGCGGAGGACCACGCGAAACGAGACCGGCGAACCTTTTCTTCGCTTGTTGCCGCCTTGATCGAACGCGAAATGAAGGACCACCTCGCCGCCGCCGCCTAACACCCCTGGCGCCATGGACACCCCACCCACCGACGCGCCCCCGTCCCCGGAAATGCCGGAGGACTTGCCCGAATACGCCAAGCCACTATTCCGGCTTTTCTACGATTTCCTCGCAAAAGGTGTTTCCCCGGACCTCGCCTTGACCCAGGCCCGCGCCATTGTCGGCCCGCAGCCCCCGCGCCCCATCCTCACAATCGAGGAATTCGCAGCAATCGTTCACCGCCGGCCGGAGACCGTGAAGAAATGGGCAGCAACCGGAAAAATTCCCGCCGTTAAAGCTCCCGGCGACGATTTCGTTTTAGGTTTCCAACTCGAAACCGCCCTTAAAGCACTCACCAAATAAATCCGCCCCTCTGGTGGACCGTTTCACCCTCAAATAAATCCCACACATGGAACACGCCCCACAAACCCCGAACTCCTTTTTCGACAATGCCGCCGAACTCATCCCGGCTTGTGCGAAGATGGGAGAAGTTATAGCCGCTTCCGGCTGGTTTAATTGCGAACGCTCCGAACAAGGCACCGCAATCGCCTACGTTGCCCAGGCCGAACGGCTCAGCCTTCTCCAACTCCTCGCGGAATATCATTTCATCCGAGGCAGGCCAATGCTCAAGGCCGAGGCAATGGCCGCCCGATTTCGCCGCGCCGGAGGACGCATCCTGATAATTGAACGCTCCCCAAAACGCGCCTCAGTCAAAGCCACCCTGGACGGTCAATCCGCGACCTTCGAGGAAACATGGGAACAACTCGAACGCGAACCCTGGACGAAAGGAAAGGACGGCAAACCCAAGGACACATACGCCACACCGCGAGGCCGCGAAAAAATGCTCTGGCACCGTTGCGTTGCTGACGCAATCAAGACCCTCGCGCCCGAGGTAACAAGCGGCTTGCCCGTTGAAGGAGACCCAACCGAGGCCGAACCGGAGGCCCAGGCGCTTGACCTCGGCCCGGCGCCCGCTTCAATCCCTGCACCCAAGCCCACGACCCCGGCCGCACCCCCACCGGCGCCCGCTCCGACACCGAAACCACCGCCACCGCCACCCGCAGACCCGGCGCCGACCATCGGCCCGCCGGCGCCCGCAAAAGGACTCAACACCCGCGACCCCGCCCGCAAAGACCCGCTCACCGGACTCCTCGACGCCGGCACCGTCGCACAAATCCGCGCCCTCATCGGCGAGAACGACGCAGGCGCCCGCGCCTTTTCCATCCTCCGCAAGCACATGACCAAGGAGAACGCCGCACGCGAGGACTGGGTTTCACACATCCCACCCATAACCGCGGTGGGCATCCTCAACAACGCCGAGCAGTACAAAAAGGCCATTGAACCGGACAACGCCCTCCCATGAACGCACCCCTCCGCCCCTCGGCTTTGCCGATCCTTGCCAAATCGCCGCTTTTCACCCCAGGCGCAGGAACCGAATGGACCGACGCCGGCACCCTCCGGCACAAGGCGCTTGCCAGCTACTACAACGACCCCGACGGCGAGGCCCTCGAGGACTTCGACGACGAGGCCGCCGACGCTATCAGATGGGCCGCAGACCAAATCCGAATTCTCGCGCCCGTTAATGATTTCCCCGTCCGCTTTGAAGTACCGCTCACCATTCCGGCGCCCGACCTCGGCGACGACATCCCAGGAACCGCCGACGTAGTTTGCGGCCCCGTCCTCCTGGACCTCAAGAGCCGGCCCCGATCCTATGACGAACAAATGGCCGCCTATAGCCTCGGCCTACTTTGCCAAAACCCGGACCTGCAACTAATCCGCGCCCACCTCCTTTTTGCCACGACGCGCACCGTTTCAACCTTGGAATTCGACCTGGACGGCGCCCTCGACCTGGTATGGCGAACCATCCGGCACGCGCAGGAGGCCACCGTTTGCAAAATTTCGGAATACTGTTCCTGGTGCGCCATCCGGCACCGATGCGACCTCTACACCGCGAAAGCCTTCGCCATCGCCAACGGCCGCGACGACTGGCCCGCGCCCAAGAACTTTCACGCCTCGGAACTTACCGACCCGGCCGAACTAGGGAAGGCGCTCCGGCTCGCCCGCCTGGTTGCACGCTGGGCGGAGTCCGTTGAACACCACGCGCTTGACGCCGCGACGAAACGCGGACTTGTTGCCGCCGGCTTCGAATTGAAAGCAGTTAAAGCCCGGCAATGGGTTTCAGACACCGCCGGCGCCTTTCCGCTCCTCGGCTTGCCCCAGGCCGATTTCCTCAAATGTTGCGACCTCCGGCTAAACACCTCGCCCACCTACCCGGAAAAACTCGGCGCGGTGGACCTATACCGCGAGAAGAACGGAATGAAGAAGGCCCCGGCGAAACGTGAGGTAATGGAAAAACTCGGCCCCGTCCTCGGCACAGGCAACCCCGGCTTGAAACTCAGCCCGATAAAGGAAGGAACAGAAACCGAAGAAACCACCCAAGAACATGCCAACATTTAACGACTCAGCACCCAAAGGCCCCCGCGCCAAACTCATGCCCGAGGGAGACTATATTCTAACCGTTGTCGGTTTCGCGCAGAGAATTTCCACAGGCGCAAAAACCAACGGCTCAACCCTATATGCAGTTGATTTCGCCATGGAACCCGAAGGCGCCGCGACCGATGCACTCATCGACGCCCCTTCTAGCGCATGGAAAATCGACAATTTTCTAAAGGCCTGCGGTGTCGCAATAGAGAAAGGCACAGACTTCGAATTTCTCAAAGGCCGCGCCATGGATCGAAACGTCTTATGGGTGGACCCTTACGGCCTACGATGCCGCGCCCACATTGTAGTTGAAGAATTCACCACCAGGAACGGCGCCAGGATGAAAGCTAACAAGGTGGGCGCCTACCTGGAACAAGGGAAAAAAAAACTCGAGAGGATGTCGCAGGAGGACCTCGAGAACCTGGAGAACATCCTAAATCAACAGACCACCGAGGACAGACCAACGGAAACGGACACGCGGCCGTTTTAGACATCAATGGGCAATATGGATTTCCGATTGCGCTACACCCGCCCGCGCCCAATGGCGACGGCGCCGAAGTATGGGAACACATTAAAGGTTTCCCAGGCTATTCAATCTCAACGCACCGCCGCGTCAAATTGCTATACAAAGGAAAGGAACGTTTCCCAAACATTGGAAACGGCCGAGACGGATACCAATGGGTTAACCTTACAAGAAACGGCAAAACATGCCAGCGCCGCCTCCACACCTTGCTTGCCGAGGCCTTTTTGCCGAAACCAAACACGCCGGCAAAACTCATCGTGAACCACCTGGACAACAACGGCCTCAATAATCGCCTCTCAAACCTCCAATGGGAAACCCCGTCAGGCAACTCAAAGCACGCTCACGCTTTCTATAAAACCAATCCCCGCCCATGCAAAACCCAACCCTCCTCGAACAAATCGCGACCGTGAAAGGCTACATTAAAAGTCTGGAAAAACTGGTTGCCGAAGCACCCGGACCTTGCGTTGCACAAACCGACCTAGCCGTTTTCAAGGCAATCCTCGAAAGCCTCCGAACCCTGCACAGCAGCACCGGATCAGACCTTTTCCCGAGGGAAACCCACAACCCGCCCAAGTGAAACCCAAACGCAACCCGAACCAACCGGCCGACGGCAAAACCCGGATTTGCTTTGACGCCCCGGACGCGCTCGCCGAACGCCTGGACGCCATCGCCGGCCGCCTCGCCTATAAGCACCGCTCCCACCTTTTGCTTGTTATATTAGAGGCCGCCGCCGGCCGAATCGACCGCGACTTTGAACGGCTCAACCCGTGACCCTCCGCCCGTACCAACTCGAGGCCGTTGAAGCAGTTGAAAACGGCTGGAAAGAATTTCGCAAGCAACTCCTGGTTGCCCCGACCGGCTCCGGCAAAACCATAATGTTTTCCGCCCTCGCGAACCGCGCCTTGCCGGACAAAACCCTAATACTCGCCCACCGCGACGAACTCATCGAGCAGGCCGTGGACAAGCTACACCAGGCAACCGGAATCATTGCCGAAAAGGAAAAGGCAGAATTCACCGCCTCAGTTACCGCGCCCGTTGTAGTGGCCTCGGTTCAATCAATGGTCCGACGCCTGGACAACTGGCCCGCGACCCATTTCGGCACAGTTATAATCGACGAGGCGCACCATGCCCTTGCCGGCCAATGGAGGACCGTTTTACAACATTTTGACCCCTACGCGAATGTATTAGGAGTGACCGCAACACCAGACCGCGGCGACAAAAAGAACCTCGGCCAATACTTCGAAAACGTCCCGTTTCAAATCTCACTGGTGGACCTAATCCGCCAACGTTTCCTTTGCCCAATAACAATTCAAACCGTACCGCTCGCCCTCGACATTTCCGACGTTCGACAGACCGCCGGCGACTATAACGAGGCAGACCTAGGCGAGGCCCTTGAACCCTACCTCAAACTCATCGCCCAGGCGCTCGCCCGAATTGTCCCCTTTCGCCGGACCCTCGCATTTTTGCCGCTCATCGCGACCTCCCAAAAGTTTGTTGCCGCCTGCAACGCCGCCGGCCTCAACGCCCGGCACATTGACGGAAACTCGCCAGACCGCGCCGAAATCCTCGCCGCATACGCCCGCAATGAATTCGATCTTTTAAGCAACTCGGCCCTCCTCCTTGAAGGTTTCGACGACCCGGAAATTGATTGCGTCCTAATGCTCCGGCCCACCCAAAGCCGGCCCCTCTACGCACAGGCAATCGGCCGAGGCACCCGCACCGCCGAAGGCAAAAAGAACCTCCTTGTACTCGATTTCCTCTGGCAATCCTCAAAGCATAACCTGGTCAGGCCGGCGCACCTCATCGCCGAAACGCCCGAGATTGCCGACGCAATGACGGAGGCCGCCAACGCAAAGGCCGAACGCGGCGAAACCCAAGGCAACCTCGACCTCCTCGGCCTGCTATCCGAAGCCAAAGCCAAACGGGAGGCCGCCTTGCGAAAGCAGCTTGAAGAAAACCGGCGCAAACAAGGCCGCACCGTTGACGCAATCGAGTTTTGCCTAAAGCTCGGCGCCTCGGACCTCGCCGACTACGAAGCCACGATGAAATGGGAACACCAGGCGCCCACGGAGAAGCAGACGGCCGCACTCGAAAAATTCGGAATTGACGGCGCCTCGGTTCAAAATCGCGGCCACGCCTCAAAGCTCCTCGACTTGGCGATTTCCCGCGCGCAGGCCGGACTCGCCTCATTCCGTCAAATCCGGCTCCTTGAACAATTCGGTTTTCCCAACGCGAAGAAAGCCACAAGGGAAACCGCCGACGCTTTTCTAAACGACAAACTCGGCGAACGACGACCCGCCCCCAGGCGCCAGGCCGCATGACCTATGACCCCCGACCCACAAACCACAATCCGAATTCTAAACCTAGGCGCTGGCGTCCAATCAACTGTAATTGCCTTGATGATTCATCGCGGCGAAATCCCGCCGATTGATTGCGCCATTTTCGCCGATACCCAGGAGGAATCCGGCGCAACCTACGCGCACCTTAAATGGCTCATCGCCGAGGTTTCCGGCTCGTTTCCCGTTCACGTTGTCACGAAAAGCAAACTCGGTGACGACCTCCAACGCGGCGAAAATTCCGACGGCTACCGCTTTGCCTCAATTCCCGCTTTTACGCACTCAGGCGACGCGAACGAGGCCGCAGGAATAACCCGCAGGCAATGCACCTCGGAATACAAACTTGAACCGATTGCCCTTTTTATCCGCTCAAATATCCTCGGACTTAAACCACGCCAACGCCGACCCAAAAACAAAACCGTCGCACAAATTTTCGGCTTGTCCCTGGATGAACCCGGCCGCGTTGCCCGAGTCCGCCTTTCCGTAATTGACGAGGGAAACGTGCCGCTTTTCCCGCTCTTTGCCAAAGGCATGACGCGCCGAGATTGCGTCAAATGGCTCGACGCCTACCCCGTCCCTCACACCGTTCCACGCTCCGCTTGCGTTTTTTGCCCGTACAAATCAAACGCCGAATGGCAGGACCTCAAAACCAACGACGCCGACGGCTGGAAACGCGCTCTCGAAATTGACGAAACGCTACGAATCCCCGGCCTCATCGTGAATCGTAAACTAGAGCACAAACTTTATTTGCACCGATCCTGCAAACCGCTCGCCGACGTTGACTTGCGAACCAAGGACGAACGCACCGGACAACGCACCCTCGCTTTTTCCGACGAATGCCAAGGCATGTGCGGTTTGTAGCACAACACCACCCACCCACCACCCTCCGCCCGTGCCCGCCACCCTCGACGACCTCCTTGCCAAACTCCAGAAAGTGACCCGAACCGGAGACGGCTGGATTGCACGATGCCCCGCACACCAGGACGGCCGCCCCTCCCTCTCAATTAACGTTAGCAACACCGGCAAAATCCTCCTGCATTGCTTTGCCAAATGCACCGCCCCGGAAATTTGCGCCGCAATCGGCTTCCGCGAACGTGACCTTTTCCCCGACTCACAGAACGGCGCCCCAGGCACCCACACCCGGCCCGAGGCGCTCCCAATCGTTGCCGAGTACATTTACCGCGACGAGGCCGGCAAACCTTGCTTGCGAGTTACCAGGCACCCACCCAAGGCCGGCAAAAAGGACTTTCGCCAATGGCGGCCGGACCACACCGCCCCGGACGGCTGGCGCCTCGGCACCAAAGCCAAAGGCCCCGGCGAAGTGGACGCGAAACTGGTCCTTTACCGGCTACCGCAAATCCTCGAGGCCGTTGCCCTCGACCGGACCATTTTTCTAGTTGAAGGCGAAAAGGACGCCGACAACCTCGCCGCCGCAGGCATTGACGCGACCACCTCGGCCGGAGGCGCCGCCGCCCGCTGGCTCGCCACCTACACCGACACACTCGCCGGCGCCGCCGTTGTAGTCATCGCCGACAAGGACGAACCCGGCCGCAAAAAAGCCCTGGAAATATGCGAGGCGCTCCACGGCACCGCACGCGCCGTCAAATATCTGGAACTCCCCGGCCGTAAAGTAAAAGACGCTTCCGATTTCCTCAAAACAGGCGCCACCGCCCGCGACCTCCTCACCCTCGCCGGCAACGCCCCGGACTTCGACCCGGACAACCCGCCCGAACCGCTCGCAGAGGACGACCTACCCGACATTGAAACCGCCGAAACCGCTTGTAATATGCCGCCCGCTATCCCCGCCTTGCTAATCAATGACCTCCTGCACGAACGGCTTAAAATGATCCTCGGCGCCCCATCAAAGGCGCATAAATCCTGGTGCTTGCTAGACCTCGCCGTTTCCGTCGCGACCGGCTCGGAATGGCTCGGATTTAAAACCCACCCTTGCAAGGTTTTATACCTCAATTTTGAAATCCCACGAGAATTTGCAATCCAACGACTGATTTTCGTTTCAAACGCGAAATGTGTCGAATACTCACCAAACCTTGCAATCTGGAACCTACGAGGCGCCGACACCCGCGCCGAAATCCTCATTCCAAAAATCATCGCCCGTTGCAAGGCCGAAGGTTTCCGACTCGTCATCATTGACCCCGCCTACAAATTACAAGGCGCCGACTACGACGAAAACTCGGCCTCGGCCGTGCACAACCTACTTCGCCAGATAGAACGCCTCGGCACCGAACTCAACGCCGCCATTGTCACCGCCGCACACTTCGCAAAAGGCTCCGCAGCAGGAAAGGACGCCCTGGACCGCATTTCCGGCTCTGGCGTTTTCGCCCGTGACCCCGACGTTTTTGTGACCCTCACACCCCACAACGCCGGCGACGACGTTTTCACCGTAGAGGCGCGAGTAAGGAACCTCCGCGCCGTCCCGAAGTTTGTCGTGCGCTCGCGCTTTCCCCTCCTAGTACGCGAGGAAAGCCTAGACCCGGACGACCTCAAGCAACCCGGCAAAATGCAGACCGGCTACGGACAAGCCCGCAAACGGCCGCCCTCCAATGTATTCGAACACATTTTACCCAACCTCGCCTCGCTCGACATCGCCCACCCCCGAGATGGAGTTTTCAACGGCGCCCAAATCCGCGAGGCCTTCGAGAAACTCGGCTACCACAAAGACACCATCAAAGACGCAACAACCCTCGCCCTGGACGCCGGCCAGATTCAAACCGTGAAAAGCAGCTTTGTGGGCGGCGAAAAGTTTTACGGCATCCCCTCGGCCATCGCATTATGGGCGCCCACCCTCGCTAAAATGGAAAAGCAGGAACGCGAGGCGCGAAAGGCTCAAAAGTGACCCCGAATTTGACCCGATTTTTGCCCTGTTTTGCAAAACCCTTCCTTTCCCAGAGTTTTCCCTTTAATTCCCATTTTTCAAATCTTCAAAAATCCCAATAAATTAGCTTCATTCACACCTTTTCCCTTTCTTTCCCTTTTCGTCCCATAAGTCTCTAATCGTTTCTTTCCCTTTCCCCTTTATAAGGGAAAGGAACAGAGAGACAGAGAGACGAAGGCACGAAACGGAGGCGCGAGGAGGACAAAAACAACACAACCAAAAACCTTGCGTAAAACAACCCAACCCGAGGCCGAGATGGTGCGCCGACCCACACAAACGCCGACCGGCCCTTGCCGCGACCGCCAAGGATGCCCCAGGACGCGCCGCAACCCCCGGATGGCTATTCCGACACCCCCGGCACCCTCCCGGCTTCACGGCGCCCCAGCCACGCAAAAAGGCGCCACTATCCGCCCAGGCAATCGGAACCACGGAAACCGCTTGCCAACTCGCGACCCTCGGCGCAATCTTTCCTCGCAAGTTTGGTTTGTTGGATTTTTCCGGCCGGCGCCCGTTGCCGGCCGTTTTGCTTATGCCGACCTGGACTTCCCAGGACCTCGCCAACTTCGAGGCGAGGCGCGAGGCGCAACTGCACCCCACCCGCCCGGACCCGAACGCCACGGAGGACGGCGCCGAGGCTCAGCTACACGCCCAGATTCTCGCGGAATGCGACAGGCGAGGATGGCGACATTTCCACGGCTCCACAGCCCACCGCACCCACCGCACCCCAGGCGAACCGGATTTTGTCATTGCCGCCGACGGAGGCCGAACCTTTTACGTTGAAGCAAAAACCCGCCGGACAAAACCCACAACGGCGCAACTCGCGATCCACGCCCACCTTCGAAAACTCGGCCATCGCATCGCCGTAGTCCGCAGCTTCACGGACTT